TCTCAGAGGACTGGGTCACCCAAGTCCTTTCGCCTTTTGGCCACGAATGTGTCCAAATGCTGAGCTTCATCCCTGCGGCTACCGCGGGGTTGGGCGCGTCTGCGCAACTCTACGAGTGGTGCAAACGTGCGTGCTATGCCGAAGGCATAGACGATCAGAACGATCTGATGTTCTTAACATCAGACCTCACTCAAGCTTCAGAGTATCTGGAGTTTGAGGTTACCAGAAGGCTTTTAAAGTCTTTCTGCAGAGGCTCTGGTTTAACCGGGCCTTATTTCGCCCTAGCAGTCGAACTGCTGACGAAGCCGTGCTTTTTGGAAAAGTGCGAAGGGCCCATAACTTACGAGTATATGGGTCAAACCTCTGTCAGGGGCTCCCCAATGGGTTTCCCTGGTACCAAGGCCGCGCTAACATTGACAATGTTAGTCGCCGAAGAGGCAGCATTCACAGAATACTGGGCCGATGAGCTCAAAGTCTCGCTTGACGAGATTCGAGCGAATCCTCCAAGGTCACCTTGGAGGATTTTCGCGAGTGCGGGTGATGATCACCTCGCGGCGGGACCTGAAAGGTACCTCCTCGCGATAGGGAAGCATCTAACGAAGTTAGGTGCCATGTTGAACATCGACAAATGTTATTTGTCGTCCCTCGGAGCTTACTTCACAGAAGAAATGCTCTTGCGGACAAAACGAAACAGATTGTATCTGAATCGGGCCTTGTGGGACGTTTCCTACGAGGACCATGTCCATGTAGACGCACTAAAAGTACGTCTTCTCTCTCGGTGTTCCAAGGTCACCTTGGTCAGAGATGAGAAAAATCCCGCTCTTGGCAAGAGCAGGGACTTTCTTCGGAAGTTGGAGTGGCTGTGCCATCCGACTGCCGGCCCTACGGGGTTTCAGGGTTTTGCTGACTTTGCATTGGCAAGGTTTCGACAACGGTTTAATCGTTTGATCGACTGGAGCTCAATCCTGACGTACCTCCCAAAGAATTTGGGAGGATTGGGTTTCCCCTTGAAGGGGAGACTCAATCATGACCAGCTAC